TGTTGGCTGGTCTGATGACTCGATCTTTTTCAACAACATCTCCTTCGCCTGTATCCCACCCTGGATCATCAAAATAGTTTTATTAGTTTCAGCTAAAACTCTCTCAGCTTGATCTTTAGTTTTTACTTGTTTTGCTAATTCTTCCTTCCATTCAAGGATCTGTTTTTCAATAATTGTTTTCATACTTTTTTTCTTATACTAGCATTACTTAAAAAGCAGTGCCAGAAGCCTGTATTGGAGTATTAATTAAGTCAATTTCTGTTTTTAAACTTGTTTCAATAGCTGTAACAGCATCAGTTCCAAGAGCATCTTTCACCCACGTTATCATTGTTGTTGCATCTGGTGTTTTAGCAGAAGTATCAAAAGCAATAAAACCCGATGGTAGTGATTCTGGTTTAGTAAAAACTATTTCACCTGTTCTTCTAGCTTTTTCTGTAGTGTCATCCATTCCTTTTACACGATAAACAACATTAGTAAAATATCCGTCAGATACATCACGTTTACATTGAGTTGAGTTTATTTCCCAAGTGTAAGTAATTGCCATTAGTTAAACCTCCGTTAGATTCATTTTGTACTGTTTACCATTTCTATTGTTCAACATATAAATGGTATCCTCTCCTTCCTGTAAAGTCCAATCTCCCCACGTTCCATCAACTTTATTGGGATTGTCTACAGAGTTAGCAAAGTGCATATCATTTATATATAAGTTTGCCCATCTATAGCTACTTGAACCTAAATCAGTGGTATTATTAGTCATAGGAAACAGTACGTTTGCTCCAATACCAATCGTGTTTGTATCGTTACGAACAAAAACAATATCCTCGTCAATATTAGTACCAATAAATAAACGACCTGATCCACCATTATGATGCCCAATTATACTTTGCTGAGTTCCAGCACCATCTCTAAAACTAATACCAGTCTCGGCTCCAGCACCAGTATTACCACTATCAGCATCTTGTAATATTAATTGTGGCTCTTGTGATTGCTTGGCTATTACTTGACCTGTTACTTGGAGACCAGTACTTGTTGTTTCAAACTTTTTACTGCCATTATAATATACCTCCGTAGCTCCAGTAGAATTTTCAAATTTAATATTATTGACAATAGTGCCACTGTTATTACCCTGTAAATAAAAATCACCTGTGTAATTTCTAATGTAAGAGTCATTACCACCAACATGATATATTCTTATGTCTTGAGAAGTACCAACTGAAATTCTATTACCTGTATCAGCATCCGTTGCATCAGTTACCTGTAAAACTCCTGTTGTGCGTGTACCAATACTTGTAGTTTCAAACTTTTTACTATTGTCATAATGAAGTTCTACTGCTCCATTTTCATGTGCAACTATTGATTCTTCATCATTTTTAGGTCGTATTTTTATTGCATTAGAATCATTCCTAATGAAAAGGTCGCCCGTATTATTATCGAGGTAAGAGTTGGTTCCATCGTGATACATTTGTAGATCATTACTAGCACCAGAAAAAAACTTACCTGTATCTGTACCAGTTTTTATGTGACCACCACCACCAACAGTAAGAGTGTCGGTTGTACCTAAACTTCCAGTTATAAGAACTCCACCAGCAGTTGTTTCAAAACGCTTTGTATTGTCGTGAAATAGCTCTACGGCTCCATCTACTATGTAATTAAGACCTACATCACCAAAGGGACTTGCACGCAAAAGAACATTAGTAGTTCCGCATAATCTTAGTTGACCTGTACCTTCAACAATATTACGAGTTCCGTCATGATAAATTTGTAAGTCGTCACTATCTCCAAGTTTTATTTTTGCATCATCTGGCATATCAAGATGACTTGTTGCTGTAATCTCACCTGTTACGTCAAGACCAGAACTGACATCTA